ATCAAAATTAATCATTAGTTGGCAGCCAGTTACAGGTGTCACTCAATATCAGGTTAACTACAGATTTAACAATGGTAATTATGTTTCAACAACTGTTTCTAGTCCAGATTTTGAAATTTTAAATACTGATATTGGAACATACGAAATACAGGTATTTAGTTTTAATGCTGCATTACAGTTAAGTGCAACTTCTACTAATCTGACCTTTAATGCTGTTGGTAAGACAGCACCACCATCTGATATTACAAATTTAACTTATGAACCGATTTCAGATAAAGAAATAAGACTTAGATGGGATGCTGTGTCAGATGTAGATGTAAGAGCAGGTGGTCGTATTCATGTGCGTCATTCTCCCAAGACCGATGGTAGCGGTACATTTTCAGATGCAACTGATCTTGTTTTTGCATTAAGTGGAGCATCAACAGAAAAAGTTGTTCCTTTATTAGAAGGAGAGTACATTCTTAAAACACAAGATGATGGAGATAGATTCAGTACGGGTGAAACAAGTATTGTTATAGATTTACCAGAAGCACAGCCAAAGTTATTAGTACAGACAAGAAGAGAAGATTTAGACAGTCCTAAATTTCAAGGTTCTAAAACTAATGTTGGATTTGATTCTGGTACAAATTCAATTAGTTTGGCTGGTACAGGTAATTTTGATGACAGTACTGATATTGATTCTGAAACTTCGATTGATGATATTGGTGGCGTTGCATCAACTGGTACATATTTATTCAATGAAACTTTAGATTTAGGTGCTGTATTCAGTCTTGATCTTAGAAAACTCATCCAAACTGATTCTGTATATTCATCTGATTTAATAGATTCGGTTTCAGATATTGACGCAAGACAGGATTTTGATGGAGTTTCAAGTGTTGATACAAATGCTGAAGTTTTTGTTCAAACTTCTCAAGATGCAAGTAGTTATTCAGATTTTCAAAAGTTTGCAAATGGTACTTTTAAAGGCAGGGCATTTAAATTTAAATGTGTGTTATCAACTCAAGATACAAACCAGGATATAAGAGTTAGTCAACTTGGATATTTTGCAGAATTTCAAAGAAGAACAGAACAAAGCACAACAACGATTGCATCAGGTGCAGGAGCAAAATCTATTACATTCGATCATCCTTTTTTTACTGGCACAAGTGCATTGTTAGGTGCAAATTCTAACCCACCAGCTATTGGAATCACAGCTTTTAATATGGCAACTGGTGACTTTTTTGAACTTTCCAGTATTACAGGAACAGGTTTTACTGTACATTTTAAAAACAGTTCTGGTAGTTCAGTTGATAGAAACTTTAACTTTACTGCTATTGGTTTTGGTAAAGGTTAATATTTAGGATATACTTAAAAAAAATACTAAGTTGTCATGTCAAGAGTCGATAATACTGGTGGATCTGGTTTTACAACTGACAACGGAACTGGTCTTGTTGTAAGAACAAAGTTAAATCAGATAGTTGCAGCTTTATCTACATTAAATCAAGGTTCTGGCGACCCTACAATCGGTGTTGCAGCTTATGTTCCTCATATTGATGGTAATACCTTAAAAATTAGAAACGCAGCAAATGATGCTTTTATAAGTTTGGGTGATGTAAGTGCAACAAACTTTGGTCATGCGGGATTATCGGCAGCTAATACTTTTACTTCAACAAATATATTTCAAGAAGATGTAACTTTTGATGGTGCTAGTGCTGGAACAGATATTGTTTTTGATAGGTCAGAAAACGCATTAGAGTTTGCTGATAGTGCAGAGGCAAGATTTGGTGCAGGGGATGATTTAAAAATTTATCATAATGGGACTGATTCATTTGTACAAAATGGCACAGGTAGTTTAAAGATAAGCACTGCTGGTGGAAGCGATGAAGTTCAAATAATGAAAGGCACAAGCGAGTTTATGGCAAAATTTATTGCCGATGGGTCATGTGAACTTTACGAAAATAACGTTAAAAAATTCGAAACTGCTTCGGGAGGCGTGAGTCTTACAGGAGGAGCAGCAGCTAACGTCACAGCCCTTTCTGATGGAGCAACAATAACAATAGACATGGCTACAGCGTGTCATCATTCTGTTACCTTAGGGGGTAACAGAACCTTTGCAGCACCTTCAAATCAGGTTGTAGGTCAGGCAGGGTCAATATTTATCACACAGGATGGTACAGGGTCTAGGACAGCTTCATTTAACAGTGCATTTAAATTTGTAGGCGGTACAGCACCAACATTAACAACAACTGCTGCTGCGGTAGATCGAATAGACTACATAATTTTATCCAGTAACGTCATTCATTGTGCAGTTTCTTTAGACGTTAAGTAATGCCATTTTTTGATCCAATAAGAATAGGTGCTTCAGGTGCTGTTGATTTTACAGTAGATCGTAGTTTAAGGTTTAATGATGGAGATAGTCCTAACTTAGCAAGGACACCTAGCGGGGATGGTAATAAAAAAAAATGGACTTGGAGTAGTTGGATAAAAATATCTGCTAACGGAACTTTACAAACTCTCTTTAGTGTTAGATCAGGTAATAGACAATCAACAATATTTCTTAAAGCTAACGGACAGTTACAGTATTTTTCAGAAGATAGCGGAGGTACAACACAAGCTAATTTAAAAACAGATGCTCTTTTAAGAGATTCAAGTGCTTGGTATCATGTCGTTGTTCATTTAGATGCAGCAAATACCACTGGAAAAATATATCTAAATGGAGTTGAACAAAGTCTTGAAGTTTCTACTGCTGTTGTTAATACCGATCACAATTTTAATACAACATTAGAACATTTAATTGGTAACGAGCCAAGTCAATCAAATTATTTTGATGGATATATGGCAGAAATTAATTTTGTTGATGGACAAGCATTAACACCTTCATCTTTTGGAGAGACAAATTCTACAACAGGTCAATGGAATCCTAAAGATACATCAGGATTAACTTTTGGAACTAATGGGTTTAGACTACAGTTTGCGGATAATTCTGGAACAACAGCAACCACATTAGGAAAGGACACAAGCGGTAATTCTAATAATTTTACACCTAATAATTTTTCTGTAGCTGCTGGTGAGAACAATGATTCTGTTGAAGATACTCCTACAAATAACTGGTGTACACTCAATCCTTTAGATGCAGATGCTAATGGTACTTTTTCAGAAGGAAACTTAAAATGTGTTGGTAGCACAGGATTTATGGCAGGGAGTAATTTTGTTGTCACATCTGGCAAGTGGTATATGGAAGTTAAATATGTAAGTGGAACTTCAAATCATCAGTGGAGTATAGGATTTTCAAGTCCTGACAGGAGTTATCTAAGACAAGTTAGAGGTGGTGATGGTGAATTAACACCAAATACAGGCACAGTTGCAGTTACTTTTGCCGATCCTGATGTAATTATGGTGGCTTTAGATGTAGATAATGGAAAGTGGTATATAGGTAAAAACGGCAGTTATATGCTCTCTGGTGATCCTGTGAATGGAACAGGTTTTGTTCATAGTGGCTTATCTTCAAGTGAAGGTTTTATGCTTTGTATGATAAACAATACAGGTGATGGCTCACAAACAATTGCAGCAAACTTTGGACAACAAGGGTTTACTTATACCCCACCAACAGATTTTAAAGCATTAAATTCAGCAAACTTACCCGACCCAACAAATCTGCTACCTAATCAATATTTTGATACTTTGATTTATTCTGGTACAGGTAGTTCTAATTCAATAACAGGTTTAAATTTTGCTCCTGATTGGGTTTGGGTAAAAAGAAGAAATGCGGCTGGTAATCATCATTTATTAATAGACCAAATAAGAGGAGGTGATAAAAGTTTATCAAGTAATTTAATTGACGCTGAAAACAGTAATGCTAATAGAAGCATGACTTTTAATTCTAATGGGGTAACTTGGAACTCAGATACAGGAAATGCTAATGCTTCAGGTGGTACTTATGTTTTATGGAACTGGAACGCTGGCGGCTCTACAGCGTCAAATTCTGATGGTTCTATTACATCATCAGTAAGAGCTAACACATCAGCAGGGTTTTCTATTGTTAGTTATACAGGAACAGGATCAAATGCAACTATTGGTCATGGTATGGGAGTAGCACCAAGCGTAATTATTATTAAAGCTCGTGACAGAAGTGACAACTGGTGGGTTTACCATAAAGGTTTGAGCGATCCTTCCACAAAAGCTATTAATTTAAATCTTACTAATGCAGAATTTACTCCAACCACTTCTGCTTTTAACCCAAGTGCATTTACATCTTCTGTTTTTGGAGTTTTAACAGACGGCTCAAGTAATGCTAGTGGAGAAAAGTATATTGCTTATTGTTTTAACGAAGTTTCTTCTTATTCAAAATTTTCCTCGTTCACAGGCAACAATAATGATGATGGCGAGTTTGTCTTTTTAGGTTTTAGGCCAGCTTTTTTAGTAGTGCGTGCTATTAATAGTGCTGCTGATTGGGTTATTATGGATAATACTAGGTCTACTTCTAATCCAAACAGAAAATTATTATACGCCAATACAACTAGCACAGAAGGTGATGGAATTGATGATAGAAGTCCGGATTTAATTGTTGATTTTCTTTCAAATGGATTTAAATGTCGTGCTACAAACAATGATCTCAATAATTCTGAGGCATACATCTATTTAAGTTTTGCAGAATCTCCTTTCAAAAATGCAAGAGCGGTGTAATATACAGTTATGGCTTTTAAATTAGACGGAAAACCATTAGCAGTTGATGTGGCATTTAGTCACAACGATATAAACTACCCTGCTAACTGGCTTAGATTATCAACAGCAGATGAAAAAACAGCCCTCGGTATTACTGAGGTAGCAGATGACCCTGTTTTTGACTCACGTTTTTATTGGGGTGACGGAACTGCAAAAACTCTTACAGATACAAATGAAGTTGATGAAAATGGCGATCCAGTATTAGATGCTGACGGAAATCAAGTAGTTACTTTAGGTGTTAAATCAATATTAAAAGCAAGAGAAAAAGCAACTGCTGGTAGTTTGTTAGCAAACTATGACTGGTATGTTGTGAGAAAAGCAGAAAAATCTACTGCAATACCGAGCGTAATAAGTACATATCGTGATGCCGTCAGGACTGCTTGTGATACTAGGGAAAAAGAAATAGATGCTTGTTCTGATACCGCAGCGTTAGTTACTTTGTATGGTGCAACTTACGATAAAGATGGAAACTTTGAAAAATACAACATGACACAATATCCAACAGATCCTAACGACTAGATTCTTGCATTTGTCTTGTCATTAAGCCCATCGTGACGTAGAGAGGAGATAGGGCTACAATAAGCAGTAATACAAGCACACTTGTAAAAGATAGTGCTTTTAAAATTGCAAATTTAATCATGTTTCAAAAAATTGCTAACATTTTGAGTATTGTCTCATTTGTAATGGTAACTTCTGTTATTGGTGGAGGGTACTTTGGATATAAATATGTAACATCAGAGCAGTTCCAAACAAAGATGATGAATAAAGTTCTTAGAAATGTTCAAGGAATGATGCCTAACGTATTAGATAACGCTTTACCTGATCTTACTGGCCCATCTTTACCAATACCACCAACAATGAGTGAATCTAAAAGATGAACTGTTGGCATTGTAAAACTAAGCTTATCTGGGGTGGAGATCACGATTTAGATGACGAGACTCACCCTTGTTCTTCTGCTGAATACAGTATGGTAACTAATCTTTCTTGCCCTAAATGTTACTCTTTTGTGGAAGTTTACCTTCCTAGAGATGCCTATGACTAAGATACCTGATATAAGTATTCCTGAGATATATATTCCAAATGTTCCAGAACCTTATAATCCTCACTACATTAATCCAGCTAAAGCACCCGATATAGATGTTCCTGGTTGTACATATCAGCATCGTGATATAAAAAATACAGGTAATCGTAATTTGTTATTAGAAGATCCTAATGGTGTATATTCAACGTGTGATTTTGCATTTCCTAGTTTTGTTCCTCTTGACTATACACCTGAGAATCTTGTCATTACAGAAGAAGTTCCTGTTACAAATGAAACTCCACCCTTACCAGAAACAAAGCAACAAGATATACCAGAAATACCAAAAGATGAAATCATTGAATTAGAACCTTGTCCTGGTAAAAATAATCAGAGGGTTGGAGACTTTCGTAACGAAAAACGATTAGAACGTGTCACAGGTCATAAAAGAGGAGATGATGGGATTGAGTGCATCTACTGCTGTTATTGGCTTGGTCGCTGCCAGTAGTCCACTTCTTCTTAACGCAATAAAACCATTGGTAAAACAGATAGTGAAAAAGCTTACAAAGAAGAAAGATAAGGTAGAATAATAAAACCCTATTCGACAAGGCAATGGATAGGGCGTCTAGGTAGGCAAGTCAAAAACCGTGCTTGTCTACTGCTTAAATTGATGCTAATGTGATATATAAGCAACCAGACCCAGCATCATGCTTTGTGAATGGTATGTTAGGTTCTTTGAACTGAGATTGTCTATGTCCTTAAATGGCAATCAATCCTAACGGACTAACTGATACATCTCCTGCCACTGCTCTGTCGGAGCGTCAGTTGCTTTTTAATTCGTGTGTATGTGGGATAACTTGATTTGGTGGAACTGTTACTACAATATCTTCACAAGTAACAGCACTAGGGGTATTAGGTTTGAAGTAAACACCTAATCTTGCCTGTTCTGCACATATCTGAAGTCTATGTAAACTGATTTCCATTTTAGTTTTCTTTATCAATAACTTTTGAGCGTCTATATTTACTTGGGTCGCTTCGTGGCAAAGAGCAGGAGACTTTCCTAATGGAATATTAAATTGCATACTAATTCCATAATTCAAATTGTAGTTATCTTTTTCAAATCTAGGAGTTTCCTGTACATATTTTATCTCTCCAGTAGTTTCATCATAGATATTTTGTCTGGTAACAGTTTCAGTTGGTCTGTTAAAAGTCCAAGCATCTGTTAAATAAGGGGTAATTGTAAGCGATGGGGAGGAGCAAACAATACCCTGACTCATTCTAAACTGTGGCATTGAAGATGGTGTAAT